GCGCGCGCAATCCTTCAGCAATCGAAGCTTGTTGCTCGCGTTGCAGGTCGACAATCTGTGAGCGCGCGTCGATCTCTACTTGCAGCGAGTCCTCGAACGCCGCCTTGCGCAGCTCGACCTCTTCGCGGGCAGCCGCTTCGGTCGCCTGCTTGGCGTCCTCGATTTCCTTCTTGCGGTTAGCCGCTGCCGTCATCTCAATGGCGCGGATCTGGAGGTCCCGACCCTTGACGGTATTGACGCGCGACTTGGCTGCGCGGACAGCGGCCCCTTCCTCCAGCTCGATGATCTTTAGCTTTGCTTGCAACACTGCCGGGTCGATGCTCGGGTCCTTGGACCTCTGCTCAATCAGCAGCTCCTCAGCTTTCGCCAGCTCAATGACCGCGTCGCGTTCTGCTTGCCGGCGCTCACGGCCCTTGGCTGCCGCCGCCTCCTGGCGTGCTTTGCGGTCAGCCTCAGCCTGCGCGAAAATAGCGGCCTTGGCCACCTCGGCTTGACGCTGCTCAAGCAGCAGCTGCTCCGATCGCGTCTGGTATTCCTGAGCAGTCAGCGCATAACTATTGCGCTGAAGCACGGCCAGCCGTTCGCGCACGTCGGCGATGCGCATGTCCTGCGCCTCAATCCGCATACCTTCCGAGACCGACTTTTCCTTCTGGACCTGTGCTTCCAGCTCTTTCGCTGCAATGCGCGTCTTAGCTTGAATGCTATTGGCGTCTGCCACCTTCTGCTCGGCTGCGAGCTGACGCTGCGACGCCAAGTGGTCCTCGACCGCGGAGGCTTTGGCCTTTAGCGCCTCGAGGTCTCGCTCGTCGGACTCCAGCATCTTGCCGCCGAGTAGCGCGGTGCGCGCTTGAATAGCCGCAGCCTCCCGGAGCAAAGCGTTCTTGTCGGCTTCGTAATCGTTGAACTTCTTAGCCAGCCCGACCGACTCGCGCGACAGACCGATGGAGCCGGCCAGGTCGGCGATGTTCTTGATGCCAAGGTCGCCGATCTCGCGCTGAATGTCGCGCAGCGCTTCGGGGCCTTTGGCCAATGCCGCCACGAACTGCTCAACAGCCTTGGTGCCATCCTTGCCCATTGCTTCCGCGCGATCGCGCACAGCACGCAGCTCGCTCTCGGTCGGCTTGATCCCAGCGTCGGATAGTTCTTCGAACGCGGCCTGCATTCCAAGAACCGCGTCTTGGGTTACGCCGATGCGCTCGGCCAACGCCTCCGAGCCAGCGCCGCCGCGCATAAACTTGGACTTCGCATCTGCTTCGCTCATTGCCTTGACGAAGCCATAGGTTGCGACTGCGAGTCCGGTGACTGCCGCTGCCGTCAGGCCGATTGGTCCTGGCAACAGGTTGGCCACTGCGCCAGCGGCCGTGAAGCCTTGCCCGATCTTCTGCAATTCGGGGCTAGTACCGCCGAGCACTGCGTTGATGCCGCTGATGGCGCCGCCAAGTCCTGACAGCTTTTGGCTAGCGATGGTGGCAAACTGCGCGAAGCCGCCGGTTGCTTGAGCCGTCGCCTTCTGCGCGCTGCCGCCCATAGCGTCCAGCTGGTCACGCGTTTCCTTCACTGCCTTGGCGGCGTTGCCCTCGCCTTGCAGGACGATCTTGGTTTCGACGCGCGCTGCCGCAAACGTACTCATGTGCCGCCCCCTGTCCGCGCCCGATACATCGTGACGCCCCATGCCAGCCAAGCCGGGATATTCCACGGCCAGCCTGCAATCGGACTGACTTTACCGCACTCGGCGAGCGTCTGCACGGCCCGAAACTGCACGCCGCGCAGGATGCCATATGGGCAGATTGACCATGCGCCGCCCGGCAGCTCGGCCGGCCCGTCATCACTGGCCGGGATTTCATTGCACGGGCCAGACTCACAACGGCACAGCCAGACCGCTCGCCGGTAGAATCCTTCGCGCTGTGCGATCGTGATAAGGTGCGGCAGGATGGCCGATAGCGTCGTGTCTCCGCTGACGACAACGCCGGTTAGTTTCCCCAGGTCAGGTCGACGATGGCACGATAGAGCGGGATCACAAGGTGGGCCGGCGGCGAGGCGCGGAACTCTGCGGCCTTGTCGAAGCTACCGTCGATTGCCGTCAGGCCGTGCTCAATGTGGCTCATGATCTGCGCTTCAGGTTCCAGCGAATCAGCGGCCTGATACTCCAACCAGGACAACGCTCGAATGTCAAAGCGTGTCGCGTCTGCTGCCGCTGTCACCTCATCCGACGATGCGAAGCACGGCTCAAGCGCCGCAGCCTCGACTGCCGGCCGGTCTACCTCATCGCGCCCACGCATCTGGCGCGCAACCTGCGACGCCTTGCGGGCCTCGGCAGCCTTGGCCTTGAGGCGCACAGCTGCGTCCGCGGTATAGTAGACGGCGACGGTCTTTGCGGTCGAGGTGGTCACGATTGCCATATGGCCCCCGGTGGTGCGGGCGCCGCGGCAGGCCAGTACCTACTAGCCCAGCGCGAGCCGGAAGGTCGAATCGATCGGGCAGTTAGCCGAGGTTTCGGCGCCGTTGGTCGAGCTGTCGCCGGTGTAGGCCGCAGCCTCCATCGCTACCGTGTAGGTCTGCACGCCGTTGGCATCAGCGATGCTCGGGGCCGCGCTGACGTAAGCCGCCGGGATGAGAACGCCAAAGCACTTGCCGACCGCCGCGCCGACGTACACGCCCAAGCTGTGGACAGTGCCAAGCTCGAGCGACGACTGCCACACGTGCGAGCCGATGTTGCCGCCCACGCCCGCATCGCTATAGACCGCGTCGGTCGAGTCGTGCGGCACAGTGAAGTTGACCGCGATGCGCGGCTTGACCACCGCGATCGCCGAAACGCCCTGCGACGCGCTGTGGCACATCGTCTCTTGGATCGTCGCCTTCCACTCGACGCTCATGCCCTGAAGCCCGCACTTGATCGAGCTGTCAAGGTAGGCCGCGCCGGTCTTGGTGCCGACCAGCTGCGGGACCCGGTTGTAGCTGTTGGGCACGACCAGACCGCCGAGGGTCTTATCGACCTGGTAGTCGTAGAAGCGGAAGGTGAACTCGACGGTCGGCGTCATGCCGGGGTCGAGGCTCAGCTTGAAGCTCTCGCAGGTAAGGCCGGTCAGGACATACGCCATAGTCGTATCGTTGCCGGTCCAGATCGCCGTCAACGCCACCGGCTGATCGCTCGTCGTCCACGCCGTCGCCGTACCGTAGATGTTCGCGTTGTCGTCGTCGTAGTTCGCGGTCGGCGCCTTGATCGGGTCGAACGTCGTCATGACGTTAGCGTTCTTGACCTTGACGAAGCCGGTGCCAGGTGCAACGGTGGCCGAGGTGGCTGCCGCAATAAACTGACCCGCCGTGTGCAGCGCGCCGTTGGCGACCTCGATATGAGTCGAGTCCGTGCCAGCCGCCACGACCGCGCCAGCGCCGTAGTCGCTCACCGACATGAACGTCCCGCGCCAGAAGTTGGTGTTCTTCGCGTCAAGGTTGGCCCCAGCCAAGTTATCGACATCGCAGCCCATGGCGTTAGCCGCCATCACCAGCCACGGCGGGACGACCTCGGCGCCGCTGACCGGAGCCTCGCCGGGATCTTCAGCGGTCGGGTCGTAGCCAGCCTTGAGCGCTTGCAGCGGGACGACGAACGATACCGAGCCAGAGCGACGGCCGACGACCTTCTCGGGGGCCGCGCCGACTTGGCCGGTCAACAGCTCCAGTTCGCTCACCTCGGTATTGAGCGTCAGCTTGGGCGCGTCGCACAGCAGCGCAACGAACTTGTTGGCCGCCAGCACGTTGCCGCCAAAGTTGGCGTCAGGGGTGGTCGGGGTGGTCAGATCCGACTGAATCGCCAGAAGCAAGCTGCTGTCCGTCCACTTAGCCATCTGCTACCCCACTCCCGCAAAGGTGAATCGAACTTGGCGCGACACCGACAGCTCGTTGTCACCGCCGTTGATAGTCGCAAGATCTGGCTCGATCTTCAAGAGGCCAAGTGTCTGGCCCCCCGCGCTCTGCAACCAATCGTACAGGTCGGCGCAGATCTGCTCCGAGTCCTCGACCGCTCTCAAGTACGCGCCAGCCGCGTCGATGTACCAAGTCTCGATGAGTGCTACCATTTCCCAATCGGCGCAGCTGATCGCCGGGAATACGCGGTGGCCGGGGTTGCAGCTGATCAACACGGCCCGGTTGCCCAAGTAGGTATGCCGCACGCCGATCTGCACCTGGTACTTGTCATCAGCGCCAGCCCGCGTCGTCGGCACAAGGCCGTCAATACGCGCTTTCCACTCGACAAGGATCTCGGCGCTGCTGGTCATCGCGTCGTCCTGATCGAGTACAGCGGCCGGCGCTGCTCCTCGGTGTTGGCCGTGTTGGTCGCGTCATACGCCTTCAGCCCGGCAATCACCTTCTCTAACTCGTCGCCAAACGCGTAGCGGTACTCCCGCACCAGCGAAGTGATGTCACCGACGAGCGCGATACCCATGTCGGCCAGTACCCAGCGGGCGCCGGTCTGCGCGACCTCGGCAAACGCACCTGGCGAAACGTAGAGGTACGGCCGACGGCCGGTCTGCTCAATGCCGTTTTTGATCTTGAGGTTGACGCGCTCGGCCACGCCGCGGCAAAACTCTTCGCTGCGGGTCGTCTGGTAGACCGTTGCCAAAAGCTCGGCAATGCCGCTCGCGCTAATCGGCGGTTGCCACAGCCACCGCACGCAGGATGCCTCGGAAGTCGAGAAACCATTCTGCGTCGCGTTCTGGTATCGCCATTCGATCTGGTAGCCGGCGCCCAACGACGCGAGACCAAGCGCGGCGATCGAGGCCGTCATGGTCAAGCCCCTGATCGGGTCGTTGTTATTTGGCGCATGAGGCAACGCCGCCTCAAGCGTGATGTTGTTACCGTCGATGCGGACGGGTGTCACAACATAGACCTCGCCGTAGCTGGTAAGCGCCAGCGGCTGGCCGACCTTAATTCCAGTGGCCGAATCAACGCGCAAGACGTTAACCGTCGACGGGGCGTCAGCGTGGGTCGAAATGGTCGAGAGGGTTACCGCCGGCGTCTGCAAGCTCGAGCCCGTGGGCGAGCGCAAGACAACCGTGGCAGACGTGGGGACGATGCCGCTCGGATCGGCAAAGGTGATCGTGGTAGCTCTGTCATATAGCAGCTCGATATCCACGCCCACCTCGCAAGGCCCCGAGGCCGCAGGTTGTTACGCCTGCGGCCCCGGTCCCTTCAGCAGTTACGCCACGTTGCTGCCGATGATGCCGTACTCGTAGGCCTTCGTGTAGAAGGACGCCGAGAACTGCGCGACGAAGTTGATGAACAGGTTGTCCTCCGAGGGAAGGATCTCGATCATCGGAGGCTCGCCAATCCAGATGCCGACCGGGCTGGTGACCGTGTCGATCAGGAACCAGTCGTCGTCGTCGCTGGCCAGCGGGTAGACAACCGGCGAGGCGAACGCCTGGTTGATGTTGACCTGAAGCGCCGCCGAGGTGAACTGCGAGCCGAGGAGCTGGCGCGCGGTCTTCTCGTTCTTCGGGCCGACGACCAAGACGTAACGCCCGGGGCTGTCGGTCAGATTGAGCGGGAGACCCTGCTGGTTCTTATACTTCCGCAACAGTTCGCGCGCCGAGTTGAGCGAAGTCTCCGACAGCGCGTCGGTCAGCAGGTTGGCCTGCGTACCGGCGCCCGCCTGACCCTGCAGGAACGACAAGCCCGTATCCAAGAACTTCTTGCCCGCGCCGACCTGACCGTTGTTCGCGCCCGCCATCGGGTGAGCCAAAGCGAACAGCGACTCGAGGCCGTCGAAGTACAACTTGTTAATGTTGGCCGCGGCCGCGTTAGCCAGCTGCACGCCGATGTCACCGGCAACCGACTCCTGCAGCCACGGGAGCTGCTGGCGCGGCATGCGGTGCTTAAGCGCGAACGCCTTCTGGGTCACGACGCGGATACCAGAGGTCAGGTCAGTGGCCGACACCGAGGTGGTCGAGCCGGTCACTTCCGTGGCCAAACCGCCAGCATTGGTCGTCATGAGACGAGCCGAGCCGCCCGGGTAGTCGAGCACCTGGCAGCACTGCGCGTACTGCTCGGGGCTCTCGGCCAAAGCCTGCATGAAGGTGGCTTGAGCGATGCGAGTCAGATTGTCGAGAGAGTTAGCCATTGCGAAACTTCCTTTGCGCTGTTAGCGCTTATGCGAGACCAAAAAGGATCTCGCCGGACTTGGCGCGCGCCATCATCTGCTCGTCCCGCTCCTTGCGGTCGGCTTCGTAGTCGGCGCGCTTCTTGACCCAGACCTCCGCGCCATGCGGATAGCCCACTACCTGCTGAATGCCGTCGAGCTGAATCCAGCCCTTGGCCTTCCAGGTCGCGCGAAGCACAGCCTTGCGGCCCTCGTCGATTGACGGCTCAATCTTGGCGGCGACCCACTCCTCCGGCAGGCCCAACACGGTGCCAACGGAGAGAGCGGAAGCGGTGCCAGCGGCCTTGCGCTCGGCGCGGGCGGCGGCGATTTCCTCGTCGCTCGGCAGATTCGGCAACACCGGCCCCACGGGCTCGGTCACCTTCATGCCTTCGGTCTTGGTTTTCGCAGTAGCCATTCTTCCCCCTGTCGCGCAAGCGTACCCGCCCGCGCTGAAATGTCTAGAGCATCTTGCTCAAGTTGCGCTCGGTGACAAGCGTGGACTTCTTCTGGCCGTTGAGGACTTGCGCCAGTGCGCTGTTGGCCTTTGCCTTCAGCTGCGCAAGCGGGCTGTCGGGCTGGGCAGGCGCCGAGCGGATCAGCTCTGGGTTGGCCTTAGCCCACGCCTCGAGCTCTTTCGCGCCCTTGGGGTCAGCCGGGTCCACGTTCGGCGCAAAGCTACGGAACTTGTCTAGCACGCCCAAGCGCTCGAGCGCCAGCGAACGCCGTTCGGCCACCAGCTGCGACCGAGTATCCTCGATCTGCTTACGCTGCGCGGCGATCTCTTCCTCCAGCTTCTGCTGGGTTGTCAGCTTGGCCTTGCGCTCCTCTTCAGCCTTGGCCTCCGATTCTGCCCGCGCCTTCTCGGCTGCGGTCGACCGCTCCTGCTCTGCCGCTTGCATCGCGGCCAGTTGCGCCTTCAGCGCTGCCAGCTCATCAGCAGGCGCAGCAGCTGGCGCGGCCGGCGTCGGGGTCTCTGTCGCGGTGGTGCTCGCGTCCGTCATGTGCCCTCATATCGCTGCAGGATCGCCCGCAGCATTGTTGGATCGGCGCTTGTCGAGAAGGCGCCAACCTCGGCGCCCATGATTCGACCGATCATCTGCTGAGACCAGCGGGCGACTGCCGCTCCGCAAGCCTCTTGCTCGGATTCCTTCGGCTGAATAACGTTGACGCGCGACGAGCGAAACACGCGCGCGGCTTTGTCCTGGTTGCGGACCTTTACCGGCTTTGACCGCACGCGGCCGGTTTTGGTCTTGCTACTTTGCCGCGCGCCACCAAGCGTGCTTCCGGCAAAGTCAATTACAACCGCGCTCGTACCGAAGTTACGAACCTGCAACCCGGACCACATCCCGCCGCTAACACGGAAGCTATTGGGCCGAACGCCGGCCTTGGAGTGAAATTCAGCACTGCTTGCAAACCGCTGCTCCGTCAATCCAATGGCTTGCGCGTATGCTTCGCTAACCGAGAATCCCCGCTTCTTGCCGTTGCTTACCTGCTGCGGAGCGTATGGCTTGGCTGGCGTAGCTAGGTCACCGCGTCGCTGCACGCGACCGGCAATCACTTGCGCCATCGCTTCGCCCAGGACCATCGGTTGCCGCAGCTTGCCCATCAGGGACGCGTCAGCTTGCGCGCGCTTGGTGTAGCGCACGGAGACGGTGATCACGGCTGCGCTCCAGTAGCCGTCGTGGCCGGCGTCGGCTCAGGCGGCAGGATTCCGAGATCTCGCGACTCTTGCAGGTTGCGTTTGATTTTGTCGAGCGCCGACTGGCGCGTGATGCCGTCCCGGTCGGCCACCACGTCGACCGCCGAGATGATACCCTGCGCAAGTTCCATCTGCAGCGCTTGAGCGTCATGCAGCGGATCGGCCGGAATCTCAAAAGTCTGGTACCGCACATCGACGACGGTATCGTCTGGAATTTGCAGCGGCTCGGTCAGGTTGAGCACCGCCGCCACCAGCTGCGCCAGCTCCGTCTCTGCTTCGGTGAAGATGGGCTTGAACCGCTCCTTGGCCTGTTCGCGGTCATTGGCATCGGCAGCGCGGGCCGAGGCCGTCACCGCCGTGGCCACCTTCAAGAACGCGTCAGGCTGAAGGTCGAACATTGAGCACAGCAGGCGCAGGCGCGACTCGTTCCAGCTTGTGATTTGAGACAGCGGCGGCTGGCCCTGAACGACCGTGAGCCGCGGAGCTGGCGCGGTCGGGTCAGTCGAAACCAGCGCAAGCACGCGGTCTGGGCCGACTTGCAGCTCCTCGACCATCTGGCCGACTTGCGCATTCTCCAGCACCTTCTGGCCCCATGCCTGCGTGTGTACCAGCAGCTCGGTATCGGATTCCGATACGCAAAGCGCGAGTTGCATCGTCAGCAGCGGCTCATTGACCGGTGCCGCCCATCGGCCGGGCTGCGGATCCTCGGAGCGCAACACGATCAGCGGAATCTTGCCGCCGAACGGGTTGGCTGTGCTATTGCCGTAAACCGGCAGCTTCTGGCCACCCTTTTCGATATAGATTTCCGTTGGCGACATGCACAGCTCACCGTAAGTGATGAAGCCGTCGGTCACGTCGACCGGGATCGACAGCGAGACCTCGGAAGCAGCTTGCACATCGTCGGCCCGCATCGGGTCCGCGGTCTCCCACTCGACTTGCCACGGCTCAAAGGACAACACCTTCACCTTGCCGACGCCGTCCGGCAGCACGGCAAGGATCACCGTCTGCTGCACCATCAGCTCGCGGTGAGCTTGATTCAGCGCCCGATCAATGCGCGATGCCGCGTATACCTGGCGCAGCTTGACGAACGGATCCGCGCTAGTGGCCTGCGCGCTGAAGAAGCGGCGCACGACCGGCCGGGCGTACATGCCAGTTAGCTCGTAGGCGTACCGCTGAACCAGCGGGACATACCGCTCTTGCAAGCCGCTGGTTGTCGGGAATACGCGCGCCAGCTCTTCGCGGATCGAGCTGAAGTCGCCGCGCAGGAACTGCGACAGCTGGAGGCTGCGCTTCTGGAACTTGGCCAGATCCCAGCGTTCAGCGCGCGCGAGCGAATAGAGCGACATCCAAGACCTCCGACTGCCCTAGCATACCGCAAGTCGCGCCGCCGTCTAGGCTCCGTGCGACGGCCGGCCCGGCGTCAAGCCGTCCTCTCCCGCAAGCACGCGATTGGGCAACCGCCCGCCGTGCAGCTCCTTAAACTTGGAACCAGCCACAACCGCGTAACGCAGCGCGTCAACCGCATGGTCATGGACGTTATCTTTTGCAGGGATATCGCTCGGATTGCCTTCGCGGTCGGTCATATAGCGATAGGCTGCCATCGAGGGAAGGATACCGGCGACGTTGCCGTCATAGGACTTGGGCAGATTGGCCGCGAACATCAGCCGAGGGTCGCCGCTTGTCGGCGCCAACATGTCCTGCACCATGGCGATGCCGCTGCGCACATATTGGTCAGCCTTGCTCGACAGGCTCAAGACGATGGCCTTGCGCGGCGAGTAAAGCTGACGGAGCCAGACGTTTTCCTCGGGCACTGCACGGTCGGCTGAAATCAAAAACGGTACACCGCCGCAGGTGTGCTCAATCCAACGTTGCAGGTCAAGCCGGAAGTGGCCGCGGGACTCGGGCTGCCGGACCAACTCGTCGCAGACAATCCAGCGACCGTCCGGCGTAACTTGAATCGCAAGCGCGATGGCGCGGTTGAGGCCCCAGTCGACGCCAATAACCCAACGACATTCCGGGTGGTGCTTGGCCGACCACGGTGCGACGTGTCGAGCCTCGCGGAACTCCGGGTAGATGGCCGACATCGGCCGCAGCGCCAGTGCCAGGATTTCCTGCTCGTAGCGCCGCACCGACATCGCCGCGCGCCAGCTGTCGACGACCGCCCGGTCGAGATACGGGTTGTCGTAGCTCGTCGCGCGCGCGACGAAGAAGTCGGGATGGTCGAGCAGCTGCCGGTCGCGGAATAGCTTGGTGACGCCGCGCAAGCCGTTGGGTGAGCTAGCCACCGCGAATGAAGGCCGTGGACACGGCACGCGAATACAGCTGATCAGCGTCTCATAGACCGTGAGCTCATCAGCCTCAGACCAGCAGATCTCGTCAGCCGCGACCCATGCGAGGTTTTGACCGCGCAGCTTGTCCACGCGCTCATAGCCCTGCCAGTAAATGGTGCTGCCGTTGTGCAGGTAAATAGCCGAGTCGTCGACCGAATACCGCTTGATCCAGTTGAAGCCGGTGACGTCTTGTAGCGTCTGGAGGTGAGTCCGCAGAAACGGCAGAAGATTCTTCTTGAGGTCACGCTCAGTGCGGCCTAGCAACGCGCCTGGACAACCCGGGTTGATCATCGCTTGCAACAGCGCGTCGAGTGTCAGCGTCCATGACTTGCCGGCGCCACGGCCGGCGAGGAAGAAGCGGTTGCGATGCGGCGCGACGAGAAATTCGGCCTGCTTTCGGTAGGGCGCGAAAATGTCGGCGATGTCGAGGTTGACTTGCATCAGCCCACGTCGATGAGGTCGCCGCCGGCCGTCGCGCGCTTGGCGGGCTCGACGCCGCTCGGCAGCGGAGCCGGGTCTCGGATGCCGGAGCTATCGAGCGTCAGCGACAGCGATACCTGCGGCGTGCCGTCGGGGGCCAGCTGTCGCAACCGCAGCTCGGCCTGATGCCTCGCCTCCGAGGTCAACCGCGCCATATGCTCGAGGTACGTCATCGAGTCGACCTCGCCACGTTGATAAGCAGTCTCCAACACTTGCAGTTGGCGTTGCCACATGACCGCCGCATCGACTGAGCTGACGCCGCGCTCTGCCGCTGCCTGTAGTTCCGCGACGTTGGGCGCTTCCTTCGGCTCCTGCCGTGCGTGCCGCTCAAGCAGGTAGCTGGCTGCCTTCCAATCGCCGCGCCGTGCGGCCTTCTGAATGCGGCGCAACGCCATCATCCGGTGGTAGGCTTTGGCAGCCTCGAGGAAATCAGCGAACTCCTGATCCTCTGCCTTCCAAAGCATAAAGGCCGAACGCGAAATGCCGGCAGCGGCGCACGCGTCCGAGTAATTGGCCCCGAGCCGCAAGGCCTCGCAGATACGCGAACGGACTTCAACCGTGCGGATGGTCGGCTTCACAGCTCACCCCATACCGCCGCCAACGTGGCGATAGCCGTCGAGTCAGCATCAGGTTTGGCCGGCTCCCGGACCTCGCCGCCGTGAAGGGCAAAGACCTTTCCGGCCATATGCTCGGCTGCCTTGCGCTCGGCAGTTTGCTTTGGCGTGCGTGGCCGCGTGCGCGTAGTGTTAATGTCGGTCTGCGGCTTCCTACCACGCATCTTCGACCACCTCGTCGAGCAGGCGGACCGCTATCCGTGCCGCCTTGCGCAAGGCGCGCGCGCGTAACCACGCGAAACTCTGGCGCAACAAAACGTCCATTTTGTGCGGTGCGACAG